TATCGCTTTCTGATCGTGAGGTGTGGTATCGTGCAGGGCAAAGGTCTGTTGTTGATTATTTAATTGAACAACAACTAAGACAAAAAGAAACTATGTTAAGCAACAGAGTATTGGAGAACTAACTATGTGTTTTTTCGGTAGTCGTAGAAGAGAACCTGCGGTACAAAAATATCAAAGTAAAAATGATCCTGTTGTAGTTACAGGTGAACAGGAAAATATTGAAGAAACTTCTAAAAAAGTTCCACAAGTTGCAGACAGTCTAAAAATTGTAAGTGCAAAACAAAACCCAACTATTACGACAGCCAAAAAGCTTTCCCAAACAAAAAAGAAGACAATCATTTAGCTCATGCTAGTATAAAGAAAAAATAATATACACTTGTTATGTGTTTTTTTAGGCAACCATCACCACCACCTGCACCTGCACCAGAGCCAGAAGATTCTCCTATAGAAGAGACTGCTGATGCAGTTGTAGTTGGTAAGCAACAGAAAAAGAAAAAGAGTGAAAGTCAGGTTGCTTTGGGTAGAAGAATGGGAACTAAATCTTTACAGATACCATTACTAGGCACAACAGGTAGTTCTTCTGGTAATCTAAATTACCCAACTTAATATGGAATACTCAGCACAAGGCACAACCGCAGCAGGTAGGTATGAAGCACTTGTTAGCAGTAGATCAACCTACGATAGAGAAGCAAAAGAATCTTCAAAATTAACAATACCAAGCTTGATACCAGAACAGACATCTGGCACAAGAGCAAGAATCAAAACTCCTTTCCAGGCTACTGGTAGTCGTGGTGTTAATAGTTTGTCGAATAAATTATTAATGACTTTGCTTCCACCAAGCACATCATTTTTTAAATTAGAAATAGATGCTCTTGAAATTAGAAAGCAAGGGCAAGAACAAATGCAAAGTGAAATAGATAAAGGACTACGCACAATAGAAAATGCTTTGATGAATCAGATAGAAATATCTAATGACAGAGTTGCTATGTTTGAAGCTATCAAGCATCTTGTCGTGTCTGGTAATGTCTTGTTATATCTGACAGATAAAGGATTGAAGGTATATCCATTATCAAAGTTTGTATGTAAAAGAGATGAAGTAGGTAATGTCTTAGAAATACTTACAAAAGAAACAGTTCACCCACAGGCTTTGCCTGCTGCTTTCTTAGAACAGATCAAAAAAAAAGAGAACTATGATGCCAAGACAATGACAGATGATCTTGATATATATACACATATTCAAAGGATCAATGATGATGTCTTCTGGTTTCAAGAATGTAAAGGAGAAAAGATACCAGGTACAGATGGTAGATCAAGAGTTGATGTAACACCCTGGCTACCTCTTAGATTTATCAGAGTTGATGGTGAAGATTATGGAAGAGGATATGTTGAAGAATACAGAGGAGATTTAATCAGTCTTGAGTCTTTGATGCAGGCAATAATAGAAGGTGCTGCTGCAAGTGCAAAGACTATATTCCTTGTAAATCCTAATGGGGTTACTAGGGCAGCCACAATAGCAAAAGCTCCAAATGGTGCAGTAAGAGAAGGTACAGCATCAGATATTTCTGTAATGCAGGTAGGCAAAGGTGGTGATTTTAATGTTGCCTTTAGTGCCATACAACGTATTGAACAAAGACTTGAGTTTGCTTTCCTGATGGCAAGATCAGTACAACGTGACGCTGAAAGAGTAACAGCAGCAGAAATAAATCTTATGGCACAAGAACTAGAGAATAGTCTTGGTGGTATCTACAGTATCTTGACTCAGGAGTTTCAACTGCCTTATCTAAGAAGACGTATGCACTTACTTGTAAGACAAGGTAAAGTTCCCAAGCTGCCTGATGAACTGGTCAAACCTAAGATCGTTACAGGACTACAAGGACTTGGTAGAGGTAATGATAGAAATAAATTAATAGAGTTTATAGGAACTGTCGCTCAAGCTTTAGGACCAGATGTTATGAGACAGTACGTTAATGTAGATGAAGCAGTCAAACGTCTTGCTACCAGTATAGGAATTGATACTGCTAACCTTATAAAAACACAAGAGCAAATTCAAGAAGAGCAACAGGCAGCACAACAACAGCAGCTTATTCAAAGTCTTGGACCTGCTGCTTTAGGTTCACCTTTAGTTGATCCTAAAAAACTAGCTGATGCTCAACAACAACTACCAATGGAGGAAACTCAAGATGCCCAGCAAGAAGCCTAGTACAAAAAAAGAAACACCAGAAAATGCACCAGAAAAAGCTATTGTTAGCGAACTCGGTGTAAACGAAACTAACCCTGTACCAGAGAAGTCAGGTGATGTCGTTACTGGACATGGCAATACAATTCACTATAGTTAAAAGAAAACTACTATGACATCATCACAAGTTAATGTTTCAGAAACACCGCCAATGTCGGCTAACGACTTGGAAGGTTTAAAAGATGAAAATGGTTTGTATGCTGGCAAGTTTAAAACTGTTGAAGATCTTGTTGGTAGCTATAAAGAACTTGAAGGTAAGCTTGGTGCTATAGATCAAACCAGAGAAGAACCAGAAGCTAACGCTGAAGAACAAACAGAAGAAGCAGAAACAGAACAGGAAACAAATGATTCTGATTTTGATGCAGAAGAATTTTATGGAGAAGGTCTTGCTTCTGTCTTAGAAGAAGTTGGTATTGATCCACAAGACATATCAAATAGATTTGCAGAAAATGATGAAATCTCTGAAGATGATTACAGCAAACTAAATGAAGCTGGTTTCTCAAGACAAATTGTTGATACCTATTTAGATGGTCTTCGTAATGCAGGGATAGCAGGTGAAGTTGATGCACAAGGTATAAAAGATTCAGTTGGTGGAGATGAAAGCTATGGTCAGATGGTTTCTTGGGCTATAGAAAATCTGCCTGCTGAAGAAGTCCAGGCTTTTAACAAACTTACCGATACTGGAGATGGACCTGCTATTAAGTTGGCTGTTCAAGGTATCTATTCACAATACAATAACGCTATGGGAGTTGAACCAAGTCTCTACTCAGGTCGTGCTTCAACAAGTGGACCTACACCATTTAGATCTACAGCAGAAGTAGTAACTGCCATGTCTGATCCTCGTTGGGAAAAAGATGTAGCATATACAGAAAACGTGAAACAGCGTTTACAAGGTTCTAACGTATTTGGTAATGGCTAACAAACCTACAAAACCAAAGCTTTATGCAAGAATTAAAGCTAAAGTAAAAGCAAGGGTCAAAAAATGGCCTAGTGCTTATGCAAGTGGACAACTTGTAAGAGAATACAAAGCAGCAGGTGGAGGGTACACTAAAGCATGAAAAAACTATCAGCTAAACAAAAGAAAAATCTTGATAAAACTGGTGATGGTAAACTCACTAAAGAAGATTTTTTATTAGTTCGCAGATTAAGAAACAAAAAGAAAAATGGCAAAGCTTAATCTTTCACAGATGAGAAAACTGAAAGCACATTCAGTTCATCACACACCCAAACACATGAACCTTATGAAAAAGCTCATGCGTGAAGGTAAATCATTTAAAGCTGCACATACTACTGCACAGAAACAAGTAGGCAAATGAATGATTTTAAATACCAAAAGCTTTGTCAAGAAATAAAACAGCTTGAAAAGAAAAGAAAAGAAAAACTAACTAAAGGAATTTATTCACCTACTTTTATGGTTCAAGAGATGACACTAAAATCAGGTAATATAAAAATTGTATAGTTATGAGTCTTAAAAGATGGTTTAAAGAAAAATGGGTTGATGTCAAAACAGGCAAGAAATGTGGTCGAGGTACTAATGAAAAAGGCAGACCTTACCCTGCTTGCAGACCATCTAAAAGAATTAGTAGCAAGACTCCTAAGACTACAAGTGAGATGAGTAGTAAAGAGAAAGCCAGGTTTAAAAGAGAAAAGACAAGTTCTAAAAATATTACTTATCAACATAGAAGAAGAAAAAGAAATAGTTTAAAGATTGCATAAGAGTGTTATATTTTAAATAGCTTACATTTTTTATGTCTAAAGGTGTATCAATGACTAAGAAGGACAAAGACCCCACAGGTGGTCTTACTGCTTCTGGTCGTAGAAAATACAACCGAGCAACAGGTGGAAACTTGCAAGCTCCTGTTACTAAAAAGACAGGTCTTTCTCCTAGACAGAAAGCAAGAAGAAAATCTTTTTGTGCAAGAATGTCTAAGGTAAAAGGACCACTAAAAAAGAATGGCAAGCTAACTCGCAAAGCCCTTGCTTTAAGGAAGTGGAATTGTGGGTCAGTAAAAACTTAACAGAGTAGAAATCTAAATATCCTTGTGCCTGATGCGTCAGATACCACTTGTGAGAAAGGATCGAAACGAAGTTAGTTTCTCAAATTTGTAAATTTTATCAAGGAGTTTTTAGATGGCTAATGCCACTACTAGCAGACTTGGTTTGGTGAATAATTCTGGTACAGACTTTGATGCACTTTTTTTAAAAGTGTTCAGCGGCGAAGTTCTTACAGCCTTTGCCAGAAACAACATTTTTAACGAGCAACTACATTCAGTTCGTACTATCACAAGTGGTAAGTCAGCACAGTTCCCAGTATTAGGAACTGCTACTGCTGCATATCACACAGTAGGAACTCCACTTGTAGGAGCAAACCAAATCAAGGCAAACGAAAAGATTATCAACATTGATGATCTATTAATTGCACAGAGTTTCATTGCTAATATTGATGAACTCAAGAATCATTATGACGTTAGAGCTACCTATGCTGATGAGCTAGGTAAGGCACTTGCCAGAACGTATGACCAAAACGTAGCGAAGCAAATCGCTAACGCTTCCAGAGCTTCTACTAACCTTAGTGGTGGTAATGGTGGTCTTGTTCTTACACTTGCTTCTGGTAATACAGCTTCAGCAAACGTAACAGGTGATGAGATAGCAGCAGCTATCTATGACATTGCACAGACATTTGACGAAAGAGACATTCCTCCAACAGATCGTTTCTGTGTATTACCACCTGCTGAGTACTACAAACTTGCTGAATCTGCTACAAGAACTGTAGATGTTGACTTTAACCCAGGTGGTAATGGTTCATTTGCTTCTGGTCGTGTACAACAGATTGCAGGTATTCCTGTAATGATGAGTAACAACGTACCTCAATCAAACGTAGGATCTAACCCAAGTGGTGCGAACAACACTTACTCAGGTGACGATAGTAAAACTATTGGTCTTGTCTTCCACAAATCTGCTGTTGGTACAGTTAAGTTGATGGATATGACAACTGAGATAAGTGGCTCTGATTACGGAATAATGTATCAAGGGACACTTATGGTTGCAAAATATGCTCTAGGGCATGGTATCTTAAGACCAGAATGTGCAGCAACAATCAAGCTATCTGCTTCTTAATTCACATAAAGGGTATCTTATTATTAGATACCCTTTTTTTTTACTAATA